CCCGACCGCCGAGTATCTGGTGAGACTGGATGCCGCGAAAGCCTGAGACTGAGGTGAGCACCTGCCCCGTGTGTGGCGAGCTGGGGCAGGTGTACGCCTACGGGGAGCAGGTCGTCAACACGGGCGCTCACGGGGTGGACTGGGTGCTCAGCCAAGGCGTCTGCAAGGGGTGCCTGAGCGTGGTGGTGCAGGCTGCCAAGGACGGCACCCTTGACTCCTTGGAGGGTGGGTTGACGGACTAAAACCGTTAGGTGTAGGATTACGAAGTCAGGCAAGACAGCCCCATGCGGGGCGACTGGCAAGGAGGAAAAAATGAACATTGCAATCGGCGCAACAGTCATCACCCCGGTCGGGGAAGCAATCGTCATCGAGCAGCTTCCGCACTCCGCCGCAGTTCGAGTGCAGTTCATCGACAAGCGCCTGCAGCGTAAGTGCGCTGGCAAGGGCGACGTCTGGTATCCAAGCGACCTGACGGTCAAGGTGGCAGCGTGAGCCGCCCAACGTTGCGACAGGTCAAGGCGACTCTTGAGAGCATCGCTGACGGCGTGCTCTTGAATCCAGCCAACGAAGACGCAGCCTTCTGGGCTGGGCGCATCAAGGAGATCGTCCCAACGCTGGAGACTTTCCGCAGCGTCAAGATTGAAGCAAGCGTCACGGCGTCTGCCTTCGAGAAGATGGGCGACACGTTCACCGCTGAGCTGCTTGAAGACGCGATTGCGACGGTGCGCTGATGAGCGCCTTCTGGAATCTTTGCCCAGTATCGGCGCGCCACGGGTATCTGCGCGTGGTGAAGAACGAGCAGGGGGGCCTCATCGCCGTCTGCTCCAAGTGCTACGTCCCAGTGAAGGGGCGCAAGAATCTTCTGGAGGTGAAGTGATGAACGCAGTCAAGGACTTTCTCGGGTTCACGCTATTCGTGGCGTGCATCTACATCGTGCTAGTTGTTGGGGGTGCATCGTGAAGATCAACCGCGCGAGTGATCCTAAGACGATCACGAGCTTCTACAAGCCGAAGGAGCGCATCGAAGCGCGCAAGCGCAGCGACGTCACCATCGTCGTCTGCATCGCCGTCATCATCGTGGTGGCGCTGGTGAGGGGGCTCTGATGATCGCTGACCTATGCAAGCCGGGGGACATCAGCGGGATCGGCAAGCACCGCCCCTGCGTTCGGGTGCTCATGTGTGGCAAGTGCGAGCGTCCACTTGTTGACAATGCGCCCGTGTGTGGGGAGTGCTCCTACTGCATCCGACTAGAAGAGCGACGTGCGCGCAAGCCGCGCAAGACGCCGACGGGGCGCTGGTAATGCCGCTCTATGTGTTCGAGTGCTGGACGTGCTGCACCACTGAGGAGCGACTGCAGACGGGATACCAGCCCGTAGTGCCACGCTGCGACGGATGCGGGGCGTGGATGCAGCTGCAGATCAGCCCAAGCAGCGTGCAGTTCAAGGGCGAAGGATGGGCCAAGCAAGACAGAAAGAAGGAGGGAAAGCAATGAGCAAGAAGCAGTTCGAGTTCGTCAAGGCACCGCAGCGCAGCCCCGAGTGGCTGGAGTTGCGACGGCAGGGGCTGGGAGCGTCTGACATGGCGGCAGTGATGGGCGTCAGCCCGTACAAGACGCCCTACCAGCTCTGGGCTGAGAAGACTGGCGCAACGCCAGAGCAGAAGGTCGGAGCCGCTGCCAACCGTGGCGTCATCCTTGAGGATGCCGTGGCGCAGTACTACGAGCAGGAGCGCGGCGTGAAGTTGCGCAAGTCGAACGGCATCGTCCGACTGAAGGCGCAGCCCCGGATCATGGCGTCGCTGGATCGCACCATCGTCGGCGAGCCCAAGGGCATCGTTGAGGTGAAGACGTCAGCCAGCCCACGCTGGAGCATGTGGCCCGTGCCGCCTGAGGTCGTCATCCAGACACACGTGCAGATGGGCATCGTCGGCGCTGACTGGTGCGACGTCGTCGCCCTGCTCGGCGGGCTGGTGTTCAAGATCGAGCGCGTGCAGTTTGAGCCCGTGCTCTGGGAGGAGATTCAGCGCGCGGCGCTGCTCTTCTTGGCAGCCGTGGACTCTAAGACGCCGCCGCAGTTGGAAGCACTAGACGCTCAAGCCTTCGCCATTGCCACGCCGCAGGGCTCGCAGGAGTTCGTGGAAGCGACGCCTGACTTGGAGCGCGTCTACGCGCAACTCCGTGAAGTGAACACTGAGCTGCACTTCTTGGAGCAGAAGAAGGGCTCGCTTGAGATCATCATCAAGGAGGCGATCGGCGAGAAGGCGGGGCTGGCTGGCAACGGCTGGACGGTGTACTGGAAGCAGGCACGCCCGTCCGAAGTCACGGATTGGAAGATGGTCGCGCAGGCATCAGGTGCACTGCAGTCAGTGATCACCACCTACACGGACGTGAAGCCCGGCTCGCGCCGCTTCATCATCAACGACGGAGGGCTTCATGACTGAGCAGACGATCATCCTTGACCCGTACGAGTGGGCACACGCCAAGCAGGTCGGCACCGCGCGTGACGAATCCAGCAAGGCGAAGGGGCAGCAGGGGCGCGCAGGGCAGTCACCTGACCGCAGCCTGCAGAATCACATTGACGGCGCAGCTGCTGAACTGGCAGTATGCATCGCTCTCGGCTTGCCATGGTCGGCAAACATCGACACCTATCTGAACGAGCCCGACGTGGAGGTGCCGTGGCTCGGCGGAGTTGAGGTGAAGTGGACGTCGGGCATCGGGCTCATCGTTCGCAACGAAGGACGTCACGAGACTCACGTGCTGGTGACTGGCAACGGGCCAGTCAAGCGCATCGTGGGCTGGCTGGACGTCGCAGGGCTGGAAGCCTTGAAGGCAAGTCCGAAGACTGACTTCGGCAACGGTCGGGCGCCACAATGGCTGAAGCCGATCGAAGAGTTGAACGACTGGGGACTCTTCCCCAAGAAGGAGGCAGCATGAACAAGCACTCGGAGATTCTCGCCGCGCTATCGGCACCCTTCCCGCCTGAGGTGATCCGTCACCGCGTAGGTGCCGGGGGCAAGGACTTGACATGGGTGGACGCCCGCACCGTCGCAGCTCGACTGGATGAGGTGCTCGGCGTCAACGGTTGGGACTTCGCCGTGGAGCCAGTCGGCGATACGAACACGGTCGTCGGAATCCTGACCTGCCGCTTCCCTGATGGCACGGTTGCCCGTCGCCAAGACTTCGGCTATGAGACTGGTGGCTCGGGCGAGTCACTGAAAGAAGCCGCTTCAGATGCCCTCAGGCGCTGCGCGTCACTCTTCGGGGTGGCTCGATACTTGTACGGCGGGGAAAAGCCCGCAGCGGGGCGCGTTGCCATGCCTGCGTTGAAGCCCGTGAGCCGCCCTCAGACGACAGTGCCAGCCCAGCAGGGGCATGACACCGTGGTGCTGAAGGCAGCCATGGACATGTTCGGCGCTGACAACTGCCCCGACCATGGGCAGCCGTGGACGAAGAAGCCCGGCGGCGTATCGAAGGCGACGCAGAAGCCGTACGCACCGTTCTGGGCATGCTCTGCGCGCAGCGGCGATGGGGCCTTCTGCAAGAAGAAGCCGAGCATTGACTGGATTGCAAAGCAATCGGAGCCAGTCGGCGAGCCAGTGCGCGCTGAAGAAGACCTCAGCGAGTTGCCGTTCTAGGTCATCACATGGGGGCGGGCTCTGGACGGCTCGCCCCCGCCAGCATCGGAGGATCACATGGGAAGACGACCGCACATCTTGGCGACGCCGCAGGCCCTATGGGGTAGGCGTATGCGAGAGAAGGAGACACCTGAGCAGCGACAACTTCGCCTGCTACGCATGCGGGCGCGGCTCTACGGATTGACCGTCTATGAGCTGCAAGCCATGCATCAACGTCAACATGGTCAGTGCGCTATCTGCAGCGAAGTCATCAACTTGCACGCGGATGGTCGCAAGCACGGTGGCGTGCACATCGACCATGACCATGCAACGGGCAGAGTTCGTGGGCTGCTTTGCCGACTATGCAATCAAGGGCTGCCCTACTATGCACATCTCGCGGCGCATGATGCGAAGGTCAGCGAGTATCTGAAGGAGGAGGAGTAAATGGGACTCTGGATCAAGTGGGACGCTAACGCCCACAAGGACGACAAGATCGCACTGCTCACGGACACGGAGTTCAGGGCGTTCGTCACGGCGATCGCTGAAGCCAAGCAGCTGCGCAGCGGCGGCATCTTCAAGAGCCGGGAGCACCTGAAGGCGTGCATCGGCAACCGCTTTGGCAAGGCGATCAGCGGGCTGATCACGAAGGGCCTTCTTGGGGTAGATCAGGCTGGGGTCGTTGCCATTACGGGGTGGGATCGCTATCAGGTCGACCCGACATCAACCCGACGTCAGGCTGCGTTCGTGGCTCGGCGCCGTTCAGAATCGGGTGGGATAACGGAATCCAAACAGCATAGAGAGAGAGAAGAGAAGAGAGAGAGAGAGAGACCCCCTACCCCCTTACAGGCGGGAGAAATCTTGAGGAGGATTGTCGGATGAGGAGCGTGGCGTTCATTGGCAAGGCAGGCACTGGCAAGACGACCCTGAGCCAGATGCTCTCGGAGCATCACGGCTTTGAGGTCACCAGCATCGCAGCGCCGATTCGTGAGATCGCCGTCATGGCGTATGGCAAGTTCGACAAGGCTATGAAGTACCCCCAGCAGACGCTGGGACTCTCTCGCCTGCTGAGTGGGCGTGAGCTGCTGCAGGAGATTGGCGCCGCTCTCCGTGAGATGGATTCACTCTTCTGGATGCGCGTGTGGCTTCTTCGGACGAAGCGTGGCGCTGATGACGGCACCCTTGACCCGATCACCTTCGTGGTGGACGACGTCAGGCTGGACGCTGAGCGGGCCTTCATTGCGGCGTGGTACCCCGACACGCTCTTCGTGCGGCTGGTGCGCCCCCCGGTCGGGGAAGAACAGACGTGGCAGCATGACATCACGGAGCGTCAGGCTGGGGACATGGAGGCTGAGCTAGTTCTTGACACGGACGCCCTCAGTCCGTCAGAGTGCATCGCAGCCGTTCTTGAGGCGGCACGCATGGAGGTAGAAGCATGAGCGACATGGGCGACCTTGAAACAATGGCGGAGATGGTTGGCTTCCGCTACGCCAACTGCGCGATCGACACAGTCACGCGCAAGGTCACGCTGCAGTGTGAAGATCACGACGGGCAGACGTTGACCGTTGAGGCAGACAACATCAGCGACGCAATGAGCGCCATGATGGTGAAGCTGGGCGCAATGCTCCAGCGGGATGGTCAGACATGGCAGGAGTAAAGGCGAAGCGCGGCGGGCCATCGTTGCCCCCACGCTGGACGGATGCTGACTGCACAGAGTGCGGCAAGGTGATCAGCGTCGCTGACCCGAAGAAGCCCGTCTTCCCAGCGAGCCGGGTGAAGGTCATCACCTTCAACGGCGCCAAGGGCAACGTGCGCCTGCACTGGCGTCACAAGGGCTGCGTCAAGTGATCGACGCGCTGATTGTCACGCTGATGGTGGTGCACACACTGATCGCCCTTGCCATGGGTTGGATCGGCGTCACGAATCACCGCGCCAGCTCGGGCATCGTCATCGCGTGGTTCACCATCAGCCTGCTGACGATCGTCGGGCTGGGGCAGGCGCTACGATGAGCCGCATGAGTGACCTTGACATTGACCTGAAGAACGCAGCGCGCAGCCGCATGGGAAAGAACAACCGCAACCGTGGCAACAGTCTTGAGCGTCGGCTGGCTGCTGAACTGACTGAGGCAGGGCTCGCTGGGATTCGCGTGGGGCACCTAGGGGGCAAGACTGACGTGCGCGCATTGGGGCTAATCATCAGCGCCAAGAAGGGCGGAGCGTACAGCGAGCGATTCGATAAATGGCTGAACGAGTTGACGCCGAAGGCTGACGAAGTCGCCGCGCTGGTGGTGGAAGACGCCCCCGGCTCAGGCATCAAGGCCCGTCGCATGGTCGTCATCCACTGGGAGACACTGGTACAGCTGCTACAGCAGCGGGAGGAGAAGTCATGAAGATCGCACTGGCACTGGCGCTAGTATTCGCGCCGTTCAGCAACCCGCAGCCCGCGTCGGCGCCGCTGCCACCCCTTCCGATCGTGTTGGCGGATCAGCCGCCCGTGCCCCCAGCTCCAAAGAAGATTGAGCTGAGCGGGGTTGCTTCGTGGTACGACGCCAAGAAGAACGGTGCGTGGTACACGCGAACGACTCAGTGGTTCAAGGGGACACTCAATTACGCCGCCGCTGGGCAAGAACTCCGCAGGATGATTGAAGCCATGAAGCCGGGGCACCGCTACTGGCGCAAGACTCCAGTGCTTGCCAAGATCACGAACGCTAAGACTGGCATTGCCGTCACCGTCTACATCACGGACACCTGCGGCTGCTACTCGGGCACCCCGAAGGATCGCTCCGACGATAAGATCATCGACCTATCGCCGCAAGTGTTTCAGTTGCTCGGCGTACCGCTAGGTCGCGGAATCCAGCAGGTCACCGTGGAGTTGCTGCCATGAGCAAGAGCCTACGCCCCGACGTCATCAACAAGCGCGTGCTGGAGTCTTACCCCGGCAGTACGTCCGTCGTCGCCAGCGAGAAGGTCGCCGCCCACATGAGGGACTGCGGCGTGAAGATCACTGGGCGCACCATCCGCTCCTACGCCAAGGCTGAGCGCCGACCGTCGGAGAAGTTCTGCGCCATCTTTGCGCAGGCATACGGGCCCTTCGAGCAGGATGACTGGATCGAGCGGGAGGAGTTGCCCAAGCCGTACATGAGCCGCAAGCGTCCCGAGATGACTGCAGCTGAGAAAGAGTCACGCCGCTTGCAGATGCTCGTGGCACGATTCTGCAACTGGTGCGTGGGTGGTGACATGGGCAGCAGTGAAGTGTTGCGCTGCCCTGATGCAACCTGCGTGCTACGTCCAGCGTCGCCGCTGCCACTTGCAAGCAACGCCGCCACGAAGCGTGTGGCGTCACCCGATAGGTGGGACTGATGCCATACAATCGCCGCACGCCGTCACCTAGTGGCGGCCCCCTCCCCGGCGCTGCATCCTCCCAGCGTCGGGGAGCGACTCCCCCACTGCGTGAGCAGGTCGCTGCATACCTGAACGCCAACCGTGACGTCATGCACCTGAAGCAGTGGCACCTGAAGGTCAGCAACGACATCCCAGCGGATGACTCATGGGCTGACGTCGAAGTCAGTGACAATCTCTGGGAAGCCACGGTGCGAATCTCTGGGGACTTCTTCAAGGAGACTCCCGAGAGCCAGCGCCGCATCCTTGCCCACGAACTGATGCACGTCCACCTAGCCGCCATGGAGCGACTGATGGGCTCACTTGAAGGCGTGCTCGGATCGCAGGCGTATGAGGTGCTGGAGAAACTCTGGGACACCGAAGGCGAGAGAGTCGCCGAAGCCCTGAGCTTTATCGTGGCTGGCGTCTTGCCGCTGCCCAACTTCAAAGCGTGAGCCCCCTACGCTTCGCCCGTGCGTGCCTGACCTGCGGCATCTTGCAACGCGTCGGCAACCGTTGCCAGCCCTGCGCCAACAAGATCGTGACGAAGCGGGAGCGTGAGCGATACGGGCCAGTCGGGCGCAGCCCCTACGCTGACCCTGCTTGGCGCAAGCTGAGCCGTGAGATGCGCGAAGAGTTCCCGTGGTGCTTCGCATGTCGAGCGACGACTGACCTGACCGTTGATCACATCACGCCGCTGCAGCCGGGGCAGTCGCCCGTGGTGCCCAAGCATTTACTCGCAGTGCTCTGCCGCTCTTGCCACGGCAAGAAGACGAAGCACACCTAGGGGGGGTTAGAATCTGCGCATGAACACCCTCAAGGTAT